TTATTAAAATAATCCGATCTCTCCTGAACCGTCTCAACTGGAATCCGAGCAAGTATCAGTCCGCCTACTCCAAACACACCTTCATATTTACCTGATTCTATAATAGGAGCTTCGAAGTCAGGATATTCGTCCTTTCGGACAAGTTCCCAACCTTCCCGCATTTTAGCACTGATGTTTTTTGTATCATCAAATCCTCGCGTTTCGGCTCGAATCCAACGATGCGCAAACCCATCAGGGGCAGGTGGTGCATCTAACATTGACGGGGGTGCCCACGGACGCCTTTGCGCCGTTTTTTCCCTTGTTTGGTTAGCGCGAGAAGTACGCTTGATTGAATCGTTTGTATTATCAGTCATTATGCTACTCCTTCACGTATTTCGCATATTCTTCTAGCGGCACACCCAATTTTTTCGCGATTGCGACTTGGCTAGGGGTGAGTCTAACCTTTTTCCCACTGCTGCGCCCAGAATTAGATCTTGATACGCCTGCAACCGTCTGAGCGGGTCGTTTGCTTGCGCTTTTCGCTTCACCTCCAAACGTATCGGAAATGCGGCGATCAAGCTCAGTATAGTACTCATCGCTCGTGGGGTCAAACCCTTCGTCCTCCACAAGCTTCTTATGAATGCCAAAAGCTGCAAAAGTTTTGGCTTCATCCTGCCCAAACCATTCATTTCGAGAAGCCCAATCTTGAGCTTTTGGATCTGGACGTTTAATTTGTTGCTGCGGTGCAGCTTGCGTTTGCTGCGGTGCAGCTTGTTGCTGTTCTGCCTGCTGCTGTTGTCTTTCCTGCGCTAATTTAGCTTGATTGGCACGTTCATTTTCCGCAGATAACGCAATCATTTTCTTATTAGCTTCTACAACGGCTGCTGTATCTCCCAACTCCATTGCTCTGGCTAATTCTTTTTCCGTTTGCTCCATCTGAGTAGACACTCTATTAGTGTACTCGGTAACATAATTACTATCTAAGGCACTAAATCTTTCCTTTAATTTCGTAGCCTCTTCTTGAACCTGCTTTGCATAGTTAATTGCTTCCTCTTCGCGACGTTGTGCCTCACGCATTTTTTTTGTGAGCCTGTCGATACGCTTTTGAGTAGAGCTTTCAGCTTTTTCAAACTGATCCTCTTGAACAACCTCTACGTTTTCTGATTCTGCTTCTTGCTCCGGCGCTTCAACTTCTACTTCTGTATCAGCCTCCATCTCCATCTCTAATTGAGCCTGTTCTTCTGCCATAAAATCCTCCTAGTAATGCAAAATGTCTTCTGGATCGTTAATTCGAGCCAAAATCTCGTCATCATTTAATATACGAACTTCCCCGCCATCAATGGCAAAGCGTGATCCTGCATATCTTGCAAACATCACCCATTCTTTCTCCGCGCACCAAGGGCCAGAGGGAAATTTCTCTGGGTCTTGATATGCTAACGGTCCGACTTTCAGTACATAGCCGACTTGCGTTGAAATTTGCTGCTGTTCTACAGCAGAATCGGGCAAGAATATGCCACCTTCAGTTTTTCCCTTACCGCGGTAGGGTAAAACTAAAATTCTCCATCCTGTGGGGTTAGGCATCCTATCTAGAAGTGACCCGCCTATGGCTTCTGGGTCTAAAACTTTAATTGTTGGCTCTTTGTAAGCATCTCCGAGACTTGCGACGGCCTCTTTTACTTCAGTTAAATCAACTTTTGCGCTCTCAGTCATTACTTCGCTCCTGTTTATCTAGCAGGCCCTTGAGTTCCTGTTCCACGTGATTTAAGGCTTCCATGTTGCCCATAAGCTCACGATATTGCTCCATCGACGCGACGTTGCCAAACTGCATCAGGTCAACAACACCTTGTCTTCTTTCTTTTATAATGCGAAAAACAGCCTCCGCAACATATATCTCATCCATTCTTAGATATTCCCACCTTTTCTTATATGAGAAATGCTAAGATATTTTAAGATAATATGCAATTATATATTAAACCACTTATATATTTTTTGGGTTTCTTCTTTGCGGTGCTTCAAACCATTATATCCACCGTTCACTTTTTTGGTAATCGTTTTAATGGTTTCTTCATTGACGCCTTCGTCACAAATTTCCCACAACTTGTTTCTGTGAAAGAACCAAATCGCACTTTCCATAGGGTACTTTGTAGCCACCAAATCAGGATCTTTCATAATTTCAGGCAAATCCATATCTGCGGCAAACTGAGAGTAGTTATTTTTGCCAGTGCATTGCAAAAATCCGCGGCCTCGCCACAAATATCCCTGTCCTTCATTACCCATTCTACCGCCATAAACTTTATCTGCTAAAGCTTGAGGGTTTCGAGCGCATTTTTCTGCCTCCCCCTCAGTTGGAAAGTATTTTCCAAAAACTTTAAGAATAGATTCTTTCGAATAATTTAAATTTTCCTCAACATAACGAAAAGTTCCACTTTCATGTACTAATTGACCCAAAAAATGTGCGCCACGCTCTGGGTTTAAAGCATAATGATTACAAATTGCTTTAGCGGTATTAGGTCCAAAAGCACCATCCGGGTTTGAACCTATTTTTTCCTGTAACGATTTAAGTGCTTCACTCATCTACAACCTCTTTTGTTCCACAAACTCTTTGATAAGTCATATCATTTGTATATGACTCAGCCCATTTGTTTTCAGTAAAAGTACAGAAATACCACAAATCATCCAAATCTTGATCCATGAGACGTATCATTTCATCTTGGGTTGATACCGTTTTTTTTAAGTGTTCAATATCATGGACTATGTTGCTTATATACCACACCAAACCAACTAATTGCACAGCCATAGCAAAAACCAGGGCCACTGGAATCTTTAAATCAGCCATTTGATTTGCCACCTACATAACCGCCGACTACGCCAATAACACCTGTCATGCTCATTTGCAGCAAACCTATGATGTTTTCATCCAATTCACCACCATGAGCGTTTGCCATAGCAAACTCGTCATAAACAATTAGTGCAAGTATGCCCATTAAACCAATAGCCATAACTAATACCACTATATCTTTCATGTATTTCATTTTTTACTATCCGTTTTCTTTAACTTATCAAATGATCTCATACCACCAATACCAAGCATACCCAACAACAAGGGCATCATTACTGACATATCTGCCTGTGGAATTTCAAAACCAAAGCCCAAAGCAATTGGGGCGATCATATAATTTATACCAAGAGAGATCCCGCAAATCCAACCAATAAGGGGTCGCCACGATGCTTGAAACCAATTTCCTTGAGCATCGGCTTGCAAAATCTTCAGTTGTTGCATCATAAGGGCTTGAGAGTTTTTCTCAGCCATGGTTGCAATTTCGTGAGCTAATCTAGCCTTTTGATCTTTGTCTTCTACTACCTTGTCAAGAATATTACTTACTGGATCAACCAGTTTTCCTATTAAATCTAGCATCAGTCTCCCTCCATCTGAATGCTTGTTTTTTTACTTTCAGCTTTTGCGCTGTAGGCGTTAAATCCCATGAAAGCAGCAACCACGCCGCTTGCGGCAATAACATATACACTTGCAATATCTGTGATAAGGCTCGCCGCCTTGTCAAAACCCAGTACACTAGCCAACAATATGATAAACGGATAAATAAGCATTCCTGCCAAAGCAAAACCCGTAAACCTACGTTCTGCGTTACGCTTCAGATCCCTGTCAACCATCTCAAGCCTGCGATCTTCTAAGGCAAGTTTATTCCACTCTGCTTTCTCTATAACGCCGTTGTTATTTAAATCTGCTTTCTCAAACTCCGTCACTTCTTTGACCTCACGTATGCCATGATAATTCTTTTATCACGAGTTATTATAACCACTTTTCCGTTTTTGTCATACAATATGTATTTTCCGCGCCGCTCAACTAAAATCACCGTTCTATTTTAATACATACCACTTTAGAGTTTTGGTTTGTGACAAGAACTTTTGCTTCTTTTTGTGCTGCTTTGCAGGCTTCTTCACTGGAGTAACTATCTACATGGTAGTGATCAAAAGTTCCACTCACTAATTGTAACCATAATAGCACCCACATGATTACCAACGTCCTTGCCATTTGCCGATGAAATAGAAAACGCAGAACAAGATACCACCACTGACGACAAAAAGAATAAACCCAATAGTAAAATTAATAGCCGCATCTATTCGCTCCTGCTTTTTATACAACTCTTGTTTTCGTCTTCGCCGCATATCTGCTTCTATTTGCAGGACTTCTTTCCACGCACTGGGGCCATAGTTCCAAGAAATATGATCTTTTATTTCCGCTCTCATTTGTTCCATTTTTTTCTTTTGAGCAAAAATTTCTAGGGCTGTTTCTTCATCAGACCCCCTAAACGTCTTCTTCCAAAACGGAGGATTTTTCTCACGCTCTTCGAGATTAGCAAAATCAGAGAAAGCTTTGCCCCATTGGGACAAAGTTCCCGTCATATCTTGTAAATCCTTGCCCGTAGAAATAGCCGCACGAAGCGTCTTGTACGCCCCTGTCGCTAGGGCAACGCAACTAACTGGATCCATATGGGTTAGACACCCATGTGTGTCGTGCCCTTAATAGCTGCGCCAGTACCACGAGTTTTCACCTTTTTGTAGGTGTCACCCGCCATCGGAGGTGTTTTAGGCTTTCCGACTGTCTCAGGCTTGGGAGCTTTTGTAGGCGTGTTTACTACAATTTTAACCTTGGACATTTTACTTTCCCCTTTGTTTAAGTAGTTCTCTTTGCATTGCACTATCAATACGCGCCGCAGTCTGTCTTTCCTGACTTTCTAGGCGCTTATCAAACTGCTCACTGCGCATCTGCTGATTCTGCGCATCAAGCTGCAATTTCTGTTGGTCCAGTTGAGCATCCGTTTGCTCTGACTGTGCCCGTATCTGTAACTCTTGCTCTTTCAACTTTACTAGCGGATCTGGCTGATTTGCACCAGAGACCTGTGCTGACAAAGCTTTTGCCTGCTGCATACCCTCTGCCACAAACTGTGCCACTAATGCCTCGAATTGTAAATCCTGCTGATCTGCATCCATCGGACCCATTTGTGACATTTGTGCCATCGCCTGCTCTTGCGCCGCAATCTTCACATGTTCCATGACGTGCTTTTGAACACTTAAGGCAACAGGTGGCATTTGAGCAACCATTGGACTCGCGCCAAATACCAAATGAGACATAATATGCGCCTGGTGATTCTGACCCTGAAATGCAAACAGTTGCATGTTGTCCAGTGCGTTGATGTTTTCTTGTGCGGGGTCCGTGGGTAACGGCTCCTCGTCCGGCATTGATTTCAATATCCTGTCGGTGTCTGTCACACCCAAGGCCTCATACATATCCCTAAACACCTCGTGCATGTTATGCATCTCTGGCGCTTGAGCCGCCAATTGTAACTTAGTTTGAGCTAACGCTATCCGCTGCGCCTGACTAAATACATTCGGATTTGATACAGGTATAACATCTACACGGTCATCAAAGTCACTCGCCATGACCGCCTGATCACTGCCCTCGATACTATACGGATACTCCTGCGGTAAAAACTCCGACATAACCCGCGCAAGTATCTTAAACTCCTGACGCATCGCATAGTGCAACCTTTTATGCACAGCACTCATGACCCGCGAACCCTGCTCCAACATTGCTATTGTTGTACCAACAGCAGCTTGCTGATTACCGTCCCCAACCTTCATATCTGTAATGGTCGCGAACCGCTGACCCGCCTGAACAACAAATCCTAGTAAATTAAACAGTGTCTGATCGGGACCCTTAAAAGGAAGCGGCATGAGGCTATCTCTAATAGCCCCACCCGGTGCGTCCACGTCACGGAACTCTCCGGGCTGAAGAGGATCGTCATCATCTCTGATACGCAGTCCGCGGGCCTTGAAACCCGCCGGGAGATTGGACAACGTGCCTGCATCGATCAACTGCCTCAGTGCCGCCGTGGCAGTCCTAGACAGACCACCAATCGTGTGAATTAAACCCAAACCGTAAAAACCAAAACCTGGCAAAAACTTGTAATGCACAAAATAGTTGATTTTCTTACGCAAAGAGTCCTCTTCACGATAATTTCGCCGAATCGACAATATCTGCCCGTTATCCTGCGAAATTGTCACCACATAAGGCAATTTTATGCCCGTTGGCTCGCCATCTTGTCCTACATCCTCAAAACCCTCAAGGTCCAAATCAACGTGGCATTCCAACAAAGTACAGTCATAATCAATCTGTGACGGCTCAAAACCACCGATTCTGTTCACTTCTTCGGTAACAGAATCCATATCCTGCTGCGCAGGTATGACAGGTATATCTAAATAAAAACCTCCAACCTGCATCTTGCGCAAATCGTTCAAATCCATCTTTACAACCTGCGTTACATTCGGACATGTCTCTAAATCTGAAGTCTCGTAAGGAACCACAAGATTCTCCGCAGGCACAAACCTTGATACAATCCGACCCAGATTGTCGTCGTAATACACCTTTTTAAACGTGCTACCCGCTAACGGCAGATAAAACAGCATCTGATCCATGTCAGGCGTGTAATCCTCCATGACATTGGTCAAATAGTAATTCATAAACTGCTTAACGCGCTCGGCCTGATCAACCTTCGCACGATCT